ACTTTAAGAGGTGTATTCCCGACTGAAATCGCTGCTATTGAATTGGACTACGGAACAAATGACGCAATCGAAGAATTTGGTGTGACATTTGCTTACCAATACTTTGAAAGTAACACTACTACATAGTATATAAATATATTGTAGTAAATACAAAGGAATAATATTATGGCTGAATTATTTGGATTTTCTATCACTCGTCTTAAAAAGACAGCGGATCCAAAACAAAGCTTTACACAACCACAGGCGGATGATGGCACACAAACCATCGCCGCCGGTGGATATTTTGGTCAGTACCTCGATATGGAGGGACAGGCCAAAACAGAGCAAGACCTAATCCGAAGATACAGAGAAATAGCATTACACCCCGAATGTGACATGGCAATTGAAGATATTGTCAATGAAGCAATTGTGGCTAATGAATTGAAGGATGCTATTAGACTAAAATTGGATGAAGTACCTTTTGGTAAAGAAGTTAGACGAAAGATAGAAGATGAGTTTAAAGAAGTATTAAGGTTAATGAACTTTAATACAAAAGGTCACGACATATTTAGAAGATGGTATGTTGATGGCAGAGTTTACTATCATAAAGTAATTGATAGAGAGTCGCCAAGAAAAGGTATCACAGAGTTAAGATACATTGACCCTAGAAAAATTAAAAAAGTTAGAGAAGTAAGAAAGAAAAGACCTGACGGTCCTACGCCACATGGTCTATCTATCATTGACGAATACGAAGAATACTATTTATTCAATGAAAAAGGAATTGCCGGCACAACATCTGGTGGTATTAAAATTGCACCAGATACAATTTCATTTGTGCCATCAGGATTAATTGACCAAAATAAAAATATGGTCTTGTCTTATTTACATAAGGCTATTAAACCTGTAAATCAATTAAGAATGATTGAAGACGCTACAGTAATTTATAGAATTGCTAGAGCGCCTGAAAGAAGAATATTTAAGATTGATGTTGGTAATTTACCAAAAGTAAAAGCTGAACAATACCTAAGAGATGTTATGGCAAGATATAGAAATAAACTTGTCTATGACGCACAAACAGGTGAAATCAGAGATGACAGAAACTATATGTCTATGTTAGAAGACTTTTGGTTACCAAGCAGAGAAGGTGGTAGAGGTACAGATATTACTACATTACCTGGCGGACAAAATCTTGGAGAAATATCTGACATTGAATACTTTAGAAGTAAACTATATCGTTCATTGAATGTACCAGCAAGTAGATTAGAAGCAAGTCAAGGTTTCAATCTAGGTAGAAGTACCGAGATTACTAGAGACGAACTTAAATTTACAAAGTTTGTACAAAGGTTGAGAAAAAAGTTTACAGAGTTATTTAATGACATTTTAAGAACACAATTAATATTAAAAGCTGTTATCACGGAAGAAGACTGGCATATTCTAAGAGATTTTGTCCAGTATGACTTTTTGCAAGATGGACACTTTGCTGAACTTAAAGAAAGTGAAATGCTTTTAGAAAGATTAAGATTGGCAAATGAAGTGAGAGACTATGTTGGTAAATATTATTCAGTACAGTATGTTAGAAAAATGATACTTAAACAATCTGATAGAGATATTGAAGACATTGATAATCAAATCAAAAAAGAAATTGATGACGGCATTATATCAGCACCTACGGAAGATATTCCAGGTTCTGGTGGAAACTTATAGGAGATAAAAAATGAGTGAACATATTAAAAAATTTGTTGACGACTTATCAGTCGGTAATAATGCAGAAGCAGGCGAAGCTTTTAAAGACGCTTTAAGAGCTAAAGTTGCAGACAGTTTAGACCAGGCTAGAGTTGATATTGCAGGTAAAATTTTTAGTGATGTTGAACCACAACCGTTCAGCGACCCTAAACCAGCAGTAACAGACCCTAATCCTGAAACAGCTGTGGTGATTGACACACAAGGTCAAGAGGTACAATTCGAGCCAAATGGTAACGAACAACCTACACCTGAATCTGAAGTACCAGAGGCACCGGCAAATGATGAAAGTCAACCAACTACTTAAACCAAATGTAGTTAACACTACAACATTTAATAGTTTACCACCTAAACATAGAGATGTGGTAAATGATTTTTATAAAGTTGTAGAGTTAGAAAAAGGAAATGTAGTTGATAGGGTTGAAGCAGCCATAGATGTGGTTGCCGATAAACACAATGTAAGTACAGAGATTATGTACAACTACATTGACAAGGAAACAGGAGAGTAATATGGCTTGGGTTACAGTAAATGGTTCAAAAGGAATATGGGAGTATGAAAACACTGCCGTGGTTACAGATACTTATAAAGAATCTGCTGACGGCGCTAGTATGTCCATATCTAATGGTATAAGAACTTTTACTAAACCAGGAACAAGTGATACAGTTGCTAATTATATGCAATGTAGAACAACATCAGATAGTGTTGAAAGAGGAGAATTATCAAAAGCGTTCTATGACGCTGTATTTACAGCAGGTGGAGAAATTGATACTATTGAGGACTCAGTAACAGACGCAGCTACAACACTACAAGTTTGGTTTGATGGAGCAGATTCAGGACAATTTACACCATCAGTTTCAGACGGCGATACTTTTACACAATGGACAGATAAATCAAACTTTGCTCATAATGCCAATCCAACTGGTGGTGCAAC